GGGGCTGCAAGTTTCGTGGGGGGTTAAGTCGCGTGCCCCGGTATTTCTTCAATTTCAGCGACGGCCGTCGCTGGTTCACCGACGACACGGGCCAGGAGTTCGGCGGGCTCGCCGCCGCGCGCCGTCATGCGGTGCGACAGGTGCGCGATCTCAAAGCGGCCATGTGCGACCCCGGCATCCAGGATCTGTCCGGCTGGACCATGCGCGTGGTCGATGGCGACGGCCGCGCCGTCTTCGAAATTGGCTTCGATCTCAAGCCGGACCGCGTCGACGGCTGAGCGCGCCTTTAGAGCTTTTTGTTTTGACGCGTTTTCTTCACGCGAACCGGTACCCACTTCGCACGAAAACGCTTTTAACGCTCGCGGCCGACGAACTCGATACCGAGCTCGCCGCCGAGCCGCCACACGACACGGCAATCGCGCCGCATCTCGCCGCCATCGTCGAACACCGACAGAATAAAGGTGTCGGGCATCCCGGACTCGCAATAGAGCCGGGCGCCGCTCTCGGAAATGTCGGTGATGTAGCAGCTGCGCGGCAGCGCGCCGGCGCCCGTATAATATTGAGCCACGCGATTGATCGCGCGGCGCGGCGTTTTCCGTCGTTCTTTCAGCAAGGCCGATCGCATGTCGTCATCCGGGAACGGCCCGTTTTAACGGCTGGCCCCTCAGATTAGCTTAAGCGGAATAAACGAATTTGAAGCAATCGCCGGCAACGACGCCGGGGTGGTGCGGCGAAAAAATTATTGAAAATTTTTTCGGCTGTTCGTCGCGCCAGGCGGTGCCGGAGGCCGTCGCGGCGGCGTCTGGCGCGTCGCATCGTGTTGGAACTGCTAGGATTTTTCGCCCAAAGTCACCCACTTGGATAAAAATCACAAATTAGGAAAATAGGCATTGACAGCGTGACGCTCCTCAGGTAGGTTTCAGGCATGCTCCACACTTGCGTTCGGTGAGGCGCTCCGCACACGGCGGGGCGGCGCGGTTCGCCGCGTGCACGGGAACGCGATGCCGCCGCTGGCGTTGACCTCCATATCGCTGCGCTGCCACGGCGCCGCGTGTCCGGTCACGACCAGCGATGAGGAGCATGGAATGGCGAAACTCGAAGACGGCCGCATCGTGGAAACGGCGACCGAAGCGCGCGCCGGCGCCACCGGCCACAATGTGCGCTACGTGCTGACTTTCGGGATACTCGGAGTCGCGGTTCTGTTTGCCGTCGTCTATCTGTATTTTTTCGCCGCCTGACGCCTGCCGCACGGCGGTCCTGCAACATTCGAACGCGCCGGTTTTGCCGGCGCGTTTTTTATTGGGGGAGGGTGACATGACAGCCAAGAAAATCATTCCACCGGACGTGCTTGCCGAGGCGAGGCGGCTTTACGAACAGACGGCGGCGCCTGTCGGTGACATCGCCGCCATGGTGGGGCTGTCACGCTCCAACTTGTATGAGCGCATTCGCGACCTTGGCTGGCGCAGCCGCCAGGCCAAGCCGACTTTCAGCCTCGCGCGTGCCGTGAGCGAAGCGGTGACCGCGCCGCCTTCCGAACCGCCGCCGCAGTTGCTGCCGCAGCCCGCTGTCCCGGTCCCGCTGGATGCTGCCGCGGTGGCTCAACGGCGTTTGGCGATTGCGCAGCGCATGATGAGCGTCGCCGAACGCGAGATGGATGCAATCGAGCGCATCATCGCGGTGTTGCGCCCGACCGATGCGCTCGAAGCCGACCATAGCGCCCGCACGCTCGCCAGCGTGTCGCGCACGCTGCGCGACATCGCGCAACTTACCAGACCTAGCGAAGAGCCGACGACGGATGAAGTCAGCCATGATCCCGTGCCCCGCGACATCGACGAATTTCGACGAGCGCTTGCTATCCGTATTGAAGCGCTTATCGAAGCTCGCACTGGACGACCGGGCGGCGGTGCTGGCGGCTCTGCCGCCGGATGTGGTTGAGGCCTTCAATGCCGACTTCGATCTGTTCGCGCACGCGCATCAAAGGCCGCCGGATGTCGCTGCCAATGGCAAGCCGTGGCGCACCTGGCTCATCCTCGGCGGCCGCGGCGCCGGCAAGACGCGCGCCGGCGCCGAATGGGTGCGCGGCATCGCCAAAGCCGATCGGCATGCGCGCATCGCTTTGGTCGGCGAGACCGAGCACGACGTTCGTTCCGTCATGATCGAGGGCGCTTCCGGCTTGATAGCCGTGCATCCGCGATCGGAAACACTGAAATGGTACCCGACCCGCCGCCGCATCGAATGGCAGAACGGCGCGGTGGCCGAGATCTTCTCGGCGGAGAATTACGAAAGCCTGCGCGGTCCGCAGTTCACGGCCGCGTGGTGCGACGAACTCGCCAAGTGGCGTCAAGCCGAAGCAACCTTCGACATGCTGCAGTTCGGACTGCGCCTTGGCGAGCGGCCGCGGCAGGTGATCACCACCACGCCGCGGCCGATCGCGTTTCTCAAGAAGCTGATGGCCGATCCATCGACGGCGCTGACCCGCGCCGGCACGGTGGCCAACGCGCTCAATCTGTCGGCGTCCTTCGTCGAGCAGGTGTTCACACGCTATAAGGGCACGCGCATCGGCCGCCAGGAGCTCGACGGCGAGATCGTCGACGAGCGCGCCGACGCGCTGTGGACGCGGGCAGGGCTGGAGAGCTGTCGCGTGACGGCGGCGCCCGAGCTAACGCGCATCGTCGTGGCGATCGACCCGCCGGCGTCGTCGAAGCGGGGCGCGGATGCCTGCGGCATCGTCGCCGCCGGCCGGTCCGGCGACGGCACCATCTATGTGATCGAGGACGCCAGCATCGCCGGCGCGAGCCCGCAAGGCTGGGCGAGCCGCGCCATCGCGCTGTGGCGCAAGCACGAAGCCGACATGCTGATTGCGGAGGTCAACCAGGGCGGCGAGATGGTAAGCGCCGTGCTGCGCTCGATCGACAGCGCGGTGCCGGTGACGACGACGAGGGCGACGCGCGGCAAATATCACCGCGCCGAGCCGGTGTCGCAATTGTACGAGCAGGGCAGGGTGAAGCACGCCGGCAATTTTCCGGAGCTGGAAGACGAGATGTGCGAATTTAACAGAACCAAGGATTACGCAACAAACTCATAAGGTTGCGCTTTTCAATGGGCCTGCGCAAAACCGTGAACGGGATCAGAACAAACAAGGTGATTGTAAAACAGAATTCCCGCTCGTGATCGCCGAATGGGACCGCAACGCACGCGAGGTCGTGCGGGTCGCGCTCGATCTGTACAACGGCCGGCACACGATCAACGCCCGCGTCTGGTATCACCACGACGGCACGCTCAAGCCCGGCAAGTCGGGCATGACGCTTTCGGTCAAGCACCTTCCGGCGCTCGCCGACGCTCTGAGGGCGGCTGTAGAGCGCGCACGCGATCTCGGCCTCTTGGATGACGGGGGCGAGCAATGATCCCCCTCGCCAGCCTGACGCCCGCTGCGGCGTGTTTCTATGACCGGCTGAATGCGGCGCGGAACGTCGAGGAGATCGACGGCATCGTGCGCGGCATCTGGGCCTCCTACGGCACTGAGATCGGCGACGAGGAAGCCGCCTTCCTGCAAGAGGCCGCAAACAATCGTCGGCCGCTCGGCCGGGCCGCGTCTATGGCTCCCGGCGTCGTCACAATGAAGCCGGTAGGGCGATTGCTCGCAAGGATCGGCAGTCGGTTCACGCCGCGCCAGCGCCAGCGATCACCTGACCGAAAGGCATCGCGCGACCGACGCCGGATGCTCGGCGGCTCGAGCGCGCTCCCTGACAATCTGCGGCACCACTACACCGAAGGGCAGCGTGCCGTGCTCTGCATCGTGGCCGGCGAGGTCAAGCGGCACGGCATCTGCGACTTGCCGATCGACAAGATCGCCGCGCTCGCGGGCGTCTGCCGAACCACAGTCCAAACCGCAATGCACGAAGCGCGGCGGTTGATGCACATCAAGATCACGGAGCGACCGGTGCCGGGCCGCAAGAGCCTGCCGAACATCGTCGAGGTGATCTCTCCCGAATGGAGGTCGTGGCTCAAGCGCGGCCCATCAGCGGCGCGCCTCATAGGGTCCAAATCGGTGAATTTGGCGAGCACCACGAAGAACACAGACAGAAAGAAAGAGGCATCCGAGGAAGAAAAAAGCCGAGGACCGTCTTTCAGACCACCCGACACACGACAATGGGAGCGAAGATATGCGAGCAGGTGATCTCGACCGGCGCATCACGATAGAACGGTTCACGGAAACACAAGCGCCTGACGGTTCGCCGATCCAGACGTGGGAGCCGCTCGCGACCGTATGGGCCAAGGTCGATCAGCAAGGAGGACAAGAGTTCTTCGCCTCTGTGCAGGAAGTATCCGAGCGCAAGGTGGTGTTTCGCATCCGCTGGATTGAAGGGCTTACCGTGCTCGATCGCGTGATGCTCGACGGTGCGGAGCACGACATACACGAGGTGCGGAGGCTGGGCAGGAAAGAGGGCGTGGAGCTGCACACCACGGCGGCGGGCGAATGAGCCGCGATCCGTACTACAAGTCGAAGCATTGGAAGGGCCTGCGCGCTGAGGCGCTGAGGCGCGACCTGTACACATGCGTCGTGCCTGGGTGCGGGCAGCCTGCCTATGCAGTGGACCATATCCTCGCCCGTCGTGCTGGTGGTGCTGATGCCCTGCCTAACCTGCGCTCACTGTGCAAGTCGCATGACCATGCGATCAAAGAGACGAGCACGGGCAAGCGAGGCAATGCAGGTGTGCTTGTGGTCAAGGGCTTCTTCGCAGACGGAACGCCGCGTGATCCCTCTCACCCTTGGTACACCGGCGGGGGGTTCGAACATCAAAAGCGTTCGGCTCCGGGACCGGTGGGGGACATCAAAACACACTTACTTTCGGATTGAATATCATGGGCTTACGAGGTGTTGGAGCAAAGCCGGTCAAGCGCGCGACCCCTTCGAAACGGGGTCGCAAACCCGCTGTGCTGCCTTGGGAGCAGCCCGGATTATCGCGAGCCGGCCGCGTCGTCGCGTTCATCGAAAGCCTCTCCATCACGTCGGGAATGCACGCGGGAAAACCGTTTGTGCTGCGCGACTGGCAACGCGAGATCATCGAAGCGATCTATGCGGTCGACGAGAACGGGCAGCGCATCAAGCGCCAGGTGCTGCTCACGATCCCGCGCAAGAACGGTAAGACGCAGCTCGCCGCGGCGCTGGCGCTGTGTCACCTCGTCGGGCCGGAAGCGGAGCAACGCGGACAGGTGTACAGCGCCGCTGCCGATCGCAAGCAAGCCGCCCTGATCTTGCGCGAGCTGATCGCGTTCGTCCGCGCCGATCAGAAACTTGCCGACCGCATCATCATCCGCGAGCACAGCAAGACGCTTGAGGACGTGGTGACCGGCTCGACCTATGAGGCTCTGTCGAGCGATGCGAAGAAAGCGCACGGCCTCAACGTGTCGTTTGCGGTGCTCGACGAGTTGGCGCAGTGGCCGAAGCGCGACCTATACGACGCCCTCACCACGGGCGGCGCGGCGCGCGCGGAGCCGTTGTTCGTGGTGATCTCGACGCAATCGCACGACAAAAATCATGTGATGAGCGAGCTTGTGCAATACGGGCACCGCGTGCTCGCGGGCACGATCGAGGACAAGACATTCTTGCCGGTGATCTTCGCCGCGCCGGACGATGCCGATCCGTGGTCGGAAGAAACATGGCGTGCGTGCAATCCGGCGCTCGGCGACTTCCGATCGCTCGACGAAATGAGGTCCGCTGCGGAGCAAGCGAAGTCGCTGCCGGCGCGCGAGCCGTCGTTCCGGTTGCTGTATCTCAATCAGCCCGTCGATGCGTCGGCGCGCTTCCTGAATAGTCGCGACTGGACCGCCTGCAAGCGGCCGATCGGCGATGGCTTGTTCGGTCAAATGGCGCTGTCAAAACAGCGGTGCATCCTTGGCCTCGATCTCTCGTCGACAACCGATCTCACGGCGCTCGCCGCGTGGTTTCCCGAGACGCGCGATCTCATGGCGTGGTTCTGGATGCCGCTCGACAATCTTGAGGAAGCCGAGCGCCGCGATCATGTGCCCTATCGCCTTTGGCATCGGCAGGGCCATATCGAGGCAACGCCCGGCCGCGCGATCGACAAGGCGTTTGTCGTTCATCGCATGGGCGAGTTGACGAAAGAATTTAACGTCCAATTTTGCGCGGCCGACCGCTGGCGGCTCGATGAGATCAGGCGGCTGATGGTCGAGGCCAGCGTGAAGATTGAGCTGCTAGAATTTGGCCAAGGCTGGCGCGACATGGGCCCGGCGATCGACGCGATCGAGACGGCCGTGCTGCGGCGTGAGCTGTTTCATCCGGGGCACCCGGTGCTCGACATGTGTGTCGCGAATGCCGTCACCGTAAGTGATCCGACTGGCGCCCGGAAACTGGTCAAGGAACGCGCGACGGGCAGGATCGACGGGCTGGTCGCCGCTACAATGGCGATCGGCGCGGCCGTTAAGACCGCGCCGAAAGTCGAGAGCGTTTATAGGACGCGAGGCCTCGTGTCCGTGAAGGTCGCCTAGTGCTTCGTTTCGAGCAAATTCTGCAAGGCGTCCCAGGCTGCATTCTTACTCTTGTGCATCCCTGGAACGCGGAGCCAACGTTGCTGCGCCTTGCGCGATCCAGGCCGATACTCTTTCGGCCGAACGTAGAACAGCGCGGGAAATTCGCAGGCGCAGTTTTTCAGATCGTCGGGATCGACATCGATCATTAATGCGACCCAGCCGCTCTTTCGGCCTTCCGCCTCTTGCATCACGTCGAGCGGAAACCATCCGGCGGGCGGGGTGTCGAGATATTCGATTTTGTCGGCCATCACTGCACCGCCTGCGCGGCCGCCTCGTCAGCGCCGCTAATGATGCCGGCCAGTGCGCGTGCTGCGATAGCGCCACCAGATTTAGGGTCCGCTTCATAGTTGAGATCATCGAGCAGGTGGCCGAGTACAAACCGGAGGCACTCGCTCAGTGTCTCAGGCGAAAAAGCATCGCCGCTCACAGGCCCGGTGCGATTGCTCGTCGCTTCAGCGATCAAATCGTCGACAGTCATGGTGTATCCTTCCTGTGCGTTGAAAACGCCAAGGCGGGCACCCGCGCGGAGTTGTGCTAAATTTTGAGTCGGTCATCGGACGGCCCGCCTATGGCTGTTCGGTTGACAAGTCGGTCGGGGTGTTTCCAGCACCCCGGCCGGCGACTATGCTAGGGGTTGAACCTGAAAAAGGAAAGCGCCTATGCGCGAGAACCACGACCCGGTTTTGATCGAACATGGGCAAGAGCTTCTTCTCGATCTATGTGAGCTTCGCGACATGATGGTCGCGCAACTGGCGCATCCTCAGACACGAGGCAATCTCACCGAGAGCACCGCCCTCGCGCGCCTTGCGACGTTGCAAGGCTGCATCGTTGCGGCACGCGAAGCCCGAGACGAGGCCAGAAAGCGGAGCCTATAATCGCTTTTCCACAGCGTCCGTAGGTTCTAACGAACTTCCTTGACAGGTTCGTCAAAATCGACGAACCTGCCGCCCTGATCTTATTCGGGCGGCGAAATGGCATCGGTCCACGGTTTCAACGAGGCGCTGGCGGCAGTGAGGGGCGTTCCCTTCGCGACCATCGAAGCCTATTCCCGCGTGCTCCGCCGCGAAGGCGTGCTGCCCGAGACGAAGCGTGGTGGCGGCGGGCCTTTCACCTCAAAGATGGCCGGATACATGCTCGCGGCGGTGCTGCGCGGCTCGCCGACTGCGGCGGCCGACAACGCGCGCGCGGTCGGCGATCTGATCGTGCATGACACCATCGGCAATCCGAGCGGAGTTCTTAACGGCGAGGGCCGCGCCGATCCGATCCTCGATAGCCAACTCGCAATGTTCGCCTGGCCCGCCGACATGTCGTTCGCTGGCATGGTGGGCTGGCTGATCGACCGTCACGTCGACGACACGCTCGACAAGTTCATCGACGCGAGCAAGGGCTATAAAATCGAGATCGACCGGTATTGGACGATCGCCGGGCTGCACTGCCAGCCCTCGCTTCCGCTGATCGACCCATACATCGAAGCTTGGCGCGTGGCCTTCAATGGTCTTGAGCATCCGCCGTTGCCCGAACGCAATCCAGACGGCTCTCTGCGTCGGCCGATGGAGATCGCATTCCACAGCCCGCTCCGATACGAAATGAAGGTCAGCTACAAAGTTGACCCCGAGCGCAATCGCAAAGCTGGAAAGCAATACATGCGGCTCCGAGAGGAAGCCGGCAAGTTCGATGTGTGGGGCACCGAGAGCGTCACACAGCGGACGCTGATCGCAATTGCAGAGGTGTTCAAATGAGCGGCGAGCTACAGGTGCAGCGCCTTGTCGAGGCCCGCGTGTTCGTTGTCAAGGGTAACCCTGACGACGTAGTTCTGCGCTTTGAGGGAAGCGTCGACACTCAATATTTTTCAATCTGCGCGGCCGACCTGCAGGGCCTCTCTGACCGCTTCGCGCACGATGCCAAGCTGTTGTTGGTCGGCAAGGACGGTTCAGCACAATGAAATTCTCCCGGCAAAATCTAGAGGTCGCGCGGCGCGGCCAAGTGCACGGGAGCCGGGAGGGTACGGCCGCGTCTGGCCAGTCCGAGCATGGACACCATCTTCGCCCGTTGCACACGCCGCTGCAATCCCGCCGTGAGGCGGTTTATCCCCGTGCCGGATGGTCCGGCCCGATGGATCGTTCGGCCCGTCGTGAGACGCGCCTTTCCCATGATGGAGAACTACGATGAAGGTTCATGAACTGCAGGAGGCGCGCGCAACCGCCGTCGTGGCGATGCGCGCGCTCTCCGATCTCGCCGAAACCGAAAAGCGGGATCTCAATTCCGACGAGGACAAGAAGTTCGGCGATCTCAAAAAGGAGATCGGCGATCTCGACAAGAAGATCGGCCGCGCGCAAACGCTCGCCGATGCCGAGCGCAGCGCGCCCGCGATCGTGCACGGCCGGCTCGGCGACGGCGCATTCGAGGAGCGCGCCCGCGACTTCTCGATCGTCAAGTGCATTCGCTCGACGCTGCCCGCCAACATGGGAGGCGCGGTCGATATCGGCTTCGAACGCGAGATCGGCGGCGAAGTCGCGCGCCGAACCGGCCGGGCCTATGAAGGCTTTGCGGTCCCAGATGAAATTTTCCTCGCCGAACGGCGCACCTTGCTTGCCGGATCGAGCGCGGCCGATCTCATTCCGAACATGCACCGCGCCGATCTCTTTATCGACCGGCTGCGAAATCGGCTCGTCGTCGGACGGCTCGGGGCGACCTATCTCGACGGCCTTGTCGGTACGGTCGATATTCCCCGGCAGACCGGCAGCTCGACCGGCCAATGGGTCGGCGAGGACGGCTCGCTCACTGAAACCGACGCTGCTTTCGATGACGTGACTTTCGCGCCCAAGACCGTCGGCGCGATGACGAGCTATTCCCGGCGCACGATCATCAACTCCTCGCCGGCAATCGAGAACATTGTGCGCGCCGACCTCGCGGCGGTCATTGCGAGCGCGATTGACGAAAAAGCAATGGTGGGCACCGGCGCGAGCAATACGCCAACCGGCATCACCGGGGCCGGCGCGACCGAGCTGGCCGTGACCACGACGCCGACCTGGGCGCAGGTGCTTGAGTTCATCGCGGCTATCGACGCCGACAATGCTCTTGAGGGCTCGCTCGGCTGGGCCACCAATCCGCACGTTGTCGCCCTGATGCGAGCGGCGGTTAAGGTGACTTCCGACGCTGGCGCGGGCTTCATCATGGACGCGCCGAATGCGCTCGGCGGTTATCCGCTGCTCAATACGTCGGCGCTGCCCGGCGTTGCGCCTGCGGTAACGCCCCAGGTCAACGCCGCGCTGATCTTCGGCGATTGGTCGCAGCTTTTGGTCGGCTCGTGGACGGGCATCGACATTCTCGCCAACCCGTTCGAGACGACGGCTTACGCCAAGGGCCGGGTGCTCGTGCGCGCAATGAAAGACGTAGACGTGCAAGTGCGTCATCCCGAGGCGTTCGCTTTCTCGGACAGCATCGTTACCGGCTCGGCATCGTGAGAAAGGTCTAACCGTGACCCACGTTGAACGCAGGGTTGCTATTGAACTTCGGGCCGGTGGGGACAAAAAATCCCCCCGGCTCGTCGGCCATGCCGCAATCTTCAACTCACCGTCGCAGGATTTGGGCGGGTTCACTGAGATCGTGCTGCCCGGTGCTTTCACGCGCACGCTTAAGACCGATCGCGACCCTCTCGCGCTCGTCCAACATATGCCGCAGCTCGTACTCGGCCGGCGCTCTGCCGGCACGCTGCGCTTGACGCAAGATGCTAAGGGTCTCGCCTTCGAAATCGACGTGCCAGACACGACAACCGCCCGCGACCTGCTTGTCAGTGTCGAGCGCGGCGACGTGCGCGGCGCATCGTTCGCATTCTCGACGCCCGCCGGCGGCGACCGATGGGAGATGCGCGGCGACAAGGTGGTGCGCGAGCTGATCGACGTTGACCTGCACGAGATCACTATCACGGCGCAGCCGGCTTACCTCGACACGTCGGTCGCGCGCCGTTCCTATGAATTGAAATTCGCGCCGACGCCGCGCCTGCGGTCGCTGCGGCGCTTTTTGGAGACGGTCTAATGCAAGCCGCCGAGATCACCACAGAAAAGCGCAGCACGCCGACCACATGGGATTTGCTCAAGACAGGCGGCGACTATGTCGGCGATGCCGGCGTGCATGTATCGCCGTTCCTTGCCGAAAACCTATCAACGGTGTTCGCCTGTGTGCAGGTGATCTCCGAGACGGTCGCCATGCTGCCGGTCATGCTCTACCGCAAAGGCGCGAATGGCTCGCGCCTCGCGGATCTTTCGCATCCGCTCGCGCTGCTGTTCAGCGGAGATCCTAACGAGCGGCAGACCGCCTCCGAGTTTATCGAAATGCTGACCGCACATTGCCTCTTGCGCGGCAATGGCTATGCAGAAATCAAGCGCGACAACCGGGGCCAGGTCGTCGGCCTCGACCCTTTCCATCCCGATCATGTCAGTGTGGTTCGCATCCCGCGCACGGGCCGCTTTGCTTATGACGTGTCTCTGCCGGAAGGCGGGACACGCCGACTGCTGCCAGAGGAAATGCTGCACCTGAAAGACCGCAGCGACGACGGCATTATCGGCAAGTCGCGTCTCGCCCGCACCCGCGAGACGTTCGGCTCGGCGCTGGCGACCGAACGCTATGCGGCCTCGACGTTTCGCAATGGCGCGAGCATGTCCGGCATTCTGATGCACCCGGAACACTTGGGCGAGGAAGCCACAAAGAACCTGCGGCAGAGCTTCAAGGAAACCTATAGCGGCGCGGACAAGGCCGGCGAGGTCGCCGTGCTTGAGGAAGGCTTGAAGTGGCAGCAAATTTCGGTATCGCCAGACGACGCGCAAATGCTGGAAAGCCGGCGCTTCTCGTGTGAACAACTAGCCCGCATTTTTCGCGTGCCGGGGCCGGTGATCGGCGACTATCAGGGCGGGAATAACGCCTCGATCCAAGAGGTCGGCCGCTGGTTTTATTCGCATACGATCATGCCGTGGCTGAACAAGTGGGAGCGCACGATCGAGCATAGCTTGCTATCGACGCAGGCGCGGCGCTCCTATGAGGTCGAGATCGACGCCGACCTGCTGTTACGCGGTGACATGCTGACGCGCTTTCAGGCGTATCGCATCGCCCGCGAAATCGGCGTCTACAACGCAAACGAGCTTCGCAAATTCGAAAAGGCCAACCCGCGCACCGACGCCGACGCGGAGGTCTATCTTGCGCCCGCGAACATGCAGCCCGAGCAAACCGGCCGGCCGATTGCCGATCGGAATGGCGGCAGCGCAGCGAAGGGATAAAGCCAATGCCTCTATACCTGATCGAAGGTCCAGACACCGACGACGTGCTGACTATTGCAGACGCAAAGTCGCACATGCGGGTCGATTTTTCCGACGACGACGATCTGATCCAAAGCTATATCGGGGCTGCGATCCAGAACATTGATGGCCGCGACGGATGGCTCGGCCGCGCGCTCGTGGCGCAAAGCTGGGAATTGCGGCTCCCGGAATTTTGCGGCTCGGCAATCCCGATCCCGTTGCCGCCGCTGATCGCGCTCGAAAGCATCAAATACTATGATGCCGATAACGTGCTGCAAACGCTCTCGACCGACGTTTACGAGGTCACGGGCATCGGCGGTTTCGGCAAGGCGCGCGTGCTCTTGAAGGACCGCCAGCGATGGCCGCAAACGGCGCGCCGAGCCGAGCCGATCACGATCAGTTTCGAGGCCGGCTACGTCGCGGGTGACCCGCCGCTACCGAACGTGCCCGCGCCGATCCTGACGGCGATCAAGCGCCAGGTTGCGGCGATGTATGAGAACCGTGAAGCGATTGTCGTCAACGCGAGCGTGAGCAAGCTGCCCGGCGGCGTCGAGGCGATGCTGACGCCATATCGCGTGTGGACGTGAACGATGGGCACGCTCGCCGAACGCCCGCCGGCCTATCTCTCGTGCGCTTCTCTGGCGCGCGAATTGGACGTGTCCGAAACGACGGTGCATGAGATGGTGCGCAGGGGAATTCTGCCGCAGCCGGTCAAGCTATCGTCGGGGTGTGTGCGCTGGTGTTGGGCTGACGTGCAATTGGCACTCGGCTCGTTGTCGAGCGGGAAGGTTTCTGAGGCTGGTAATGATCCGTTCTTAGCGGGGGCGCGCAATGCCACGTCAGCGGGATAGAGCCAGCGTAAAGCTGCCGAAGGGCGTGCACCGCGTTATCGCTCGCGGTCGCGAGTATTTCTATTTTCAAGCGGGACGCGGCACCGATCACGCTGGCGAGCGTGTCCCGCTGCCGAACGATCCGCACGCGCCTGAATTCTGGAATGCAATCCGTCAAGCCCAAGGGACCACGGGCGGCGTCTCGGTCGACACGTTTGGCGCGATGCTCGACGGCTATATCGAATTTATCCGAACGTCTGGCACAATCACTGCGGGCACGATCGACCAATACGAGCGGGCGCTGCGCACCGCGCGCACCGCCTGGGGCGACTTGCCAGCCAAAGGGCTGCGGCCGGTTCATGTGCAAGCCATCATGGACGGCCTCGCGGGCACACCGGGCAAGGCCAATAATTTTTTGAGCGCAATGCGGGCGCTATCGACCTGGGCGCGCGTGCGCGATCATATCGAGCACAGCCTCACGGAAGGCGTGAAGCCTTATGCGAAGGACACGGGGCACAAGCCTTGGACGCCCGAACAAATCGAGACGGCGCTCGCGAAGCTAACGGGCGTGATCCGGCGCGGCGTCATCCTTTACATGTTCACGGGAATGCGCGGCAGCGATGCCGTGCGGCTCGGTTGGACGGACATGGACGATGGCGGCTTTTCGCTCATGACGCAAAAGCGCAAGCGGGAGGTGTGGTGTCCCATCGTGCCAGAGTTGGCGGCGGAAATGGCGACCTGGGAAAAGCGGCCGGGGCCGTTCCTGTTGCAAGAGGGTGGCCGCGCCAACGGCAAACGGTTTACGCGCAAGTTGTTCTCGACGCATTTCGCTGAGGCGCGCGACAAGATACCGGAGCTTGCCGGCGTGACGCTGCACGGCTTGCGCTGCACGGCTGTTATCCGATTGCGGCGTTCCGGCCTTTCGACCGGCCAGATTGGCGACATCGTTGGCATGTCGCTTCCGATGATCGAGCGCTACTGTCGCTTTGCCGATCGCAAGACCAGCGGGCAGGCGGCGCTGCTCACGTTGAATAGAACGGCCAGCGAACAAGACTGTAAAACGCTGCAAAACAGTAAAACAAAAAGCTAGACATACCAACGCCTTAAGGTGCCGAAGATGAAATGTGCGACTTCGGCCTCGATGGCCTGTCGTCGGGCCATTCGCCGGACCGACTCGATGCGCTGGTGTGGGCGGTCGCGGCCTTGAATTTCGCCGCAAGGCCGTTGCCGCGCATTCGTCGACTTTAGAAACACGATCTTATGCGCGGTGTCATAGGACCGTTCGAGACTCGATCATCGGTCATCTGACCCGATGCGGGACAAATTGCGCGGTTACGAGCGGAAAATCCTGCTACTCATGCGCGCGACAATGCGTCGCCACGGACAATAATTTTTCTGGGCGAGAATGTGCTCATACCGTGGAAAGAGTTTGTTTGATGGGAGTTGTTTATTCCGGCTGTGCCAGAGCGCGACACAATCGTTAACGCGCGCATAGCTCGGCCATAAGTCATGCCGCCAGTCGTCATGTTTTGGTCACATTGAGGCGGCGGAAGGGGCGTTCCTCAAGACGCGGCGGTCCTGCCGCTCCCTCCATCAGCGGCGTCAATGCCGCTCTTCAAGACAGGTGACCGGAATATTGAAACGAGCTGCACTCGCGATCATGACGATCGCTTCGATCACGGCGGCGGCGACGAGCGCCGACGCCCGACCGAACAATCGCCAGTCGGCGCAACAGGCGCAGGTGACATGCGACCAACGCGGCTGCTCAGACAGCCCGACCGCGATGGCCGCACGCAAGGCCACGCACCGCACCTCAGGTGCCCGCACCCGCACGCCGGCCACGAATGAAGCTTACACGGCCCGCGCCGAACAACGGCGCATGTCGCAAGTGGATGCCAACGGCAACTCCGTCATCGTCGGCGGCCGGCCGCCGGGCTGCCCGCACCAGTTCTGCGGTTGCGAGGCGTCGCTCTATGTGTTCGGCGAAATCCGCAAGGAACTGAATCTGGCGGCCAACTGGGCCCGCAAGTTCCCGCGCACGCAGGCCGCTCCCGGCATGGTGGCCGCCCGGCCCGGCCACGTGTTCGTGCTGATGAGCCATGTCGAGGGCAATAAGTGGATGGTGCACGACGGCAATTCCGGTGGCGGCAAGACCCGCCGGCACGTCCGCTCCATCGCCGGCTATACGATCGTCAATCCGCGAGCGACGCAACTGGCGTCGAATTGATCGGAGCTCGGCCGCGGCCGAGGTCTGACATCACCAACTAGAGGAGCCCGCCGTAAACCGGCGGGCTTTTTTTTATGCTCGACACGTTGAAGAGACTGCTTCGCCCCGCGGAGCAGAAGGCTTCGCGCGCGGCCCGGCTCATCGCGCTCGAAAGCGGCGGCCGCGCCCGCTGGACGCCGCGCGATTACGCGGCGCTGGCGCGCGAGGGCTATACGCGCAACGCCATCGTGCACCGCGCGGTGCGGCTGACCGCGGAGGCGGTCGGTTCGCTATCCTTCGTGCTGTACGAGGGCGCCAGCGAACTGACCGCGCATCCGATGCTGGATGTCCGGCGCGGCCGAACCCGCGCCAGGACGGCGCGGCCTTTCTCGAAACGATCGCCGGACATCTGATGCTGTCCGGCAATGCTTATGTCGAGGCGGTGAGCGTCGGCGGCGAGGGCGCGCCGCGCGAGCTCTATGCGCTGCGGCCCGACCGCGTGAAGGTGGTGCCGGGACCGGACGGCTGGCCGGCGGCGTTC